TTAAGCCCGAACAGGTCCAGGGCGGATGCCTTGCCCGTCGGTCCTGCCTGGGCCACGCGGAGCACCTCGCTACTGGTTTCATTCGCCTCGGCTGCGGCGGCGATGGGGGCGAAGGCTGCCTCCACCTGGGCGCGGATGGCCTTCGCCACCTCGTCGGGGTTGATCTGGATTTGCCCCAGGCCATCGGCCAGGGCCTGCACCTGGGCCCGCAGGGACTTGGACTCGGCCTGGGATGCCTGGGTGGATGTGTCGAGCCGGACAGACAGACGGTTGATCTGTTGCCCCATGTCCATGCCCGTCTGCATCAGCGTGTCCAGGCTCTTGCCATGCGCCTGCGTCACCTTCTCAAGTCCATCGGCCACGCGGTCGAGGTTGGAGCGCACCTGCGTTAGATCGTCGCGGGTGTTGTTCAGGTCGGTGCGGATGTGGCGAATCTCGGTGTCTGCCGAGGTGTTGGAGGGCGCTGCAGGCTGGGAAGTCGGCGCGGGCCTGCTCGGCTGGGGCATGGCGGCTTGCGCCTGCCCCAGGCGGCGAACATCGGCGATGGTGATCTGTCCGGAGTCCACGGCGCGGGCCAGGGCGGCCACCATCTGGGATTTGGAGTTGAGGGAGGGCTGCTTTGTCACGGCGAAGTAAGCGGCAGCGATGATGCCCATCGGCAGGCCCATCAGGGTGTTTGGGGTGCTCATGTTCAGGCCTCCTCGGCTGCGTTGATTTGGGATTCAAGCGCGAACGTATCGCCATCGGTCGGGCAGGTCGGCAGGCCCAGCGCTGCCCACTTGGCAGACAGGCGCACCGTGTACCCGCAGGTGGGACAGGTGGCCTTGAGCATGCGGGTGGATTGGGTCTTCTTCACCCCGACATTCAAGGCGGCATGCGGATAGGTGCCCAGGGTCTGCAGGACCTGGGCATATTGCTGGGCGAAGTCTTCAGCACCGGCAACCTGCCTCCAGTTGTCACCCACGGGGCAGAGCCCCAGGTTCGCGGCCAGTTCAACGTAGGCATTGGAGGTGTGCGACATCGCACCGGGCGCGGCATGGGCCAGCGCCCCGATCAACTGCGCCAGCACCTGGGCCGGGTCATCAAGGGTCGGGCTGACCATCACCTCGTAGGTTTGGTCGGCGCTGTCGGCATCGGCCCAGCATTCGGCCAGGGTGCCGCTGCGACTGAACGTCGATGGCAGGCCGCATGTCACGCGGATGCGGGCCGGAAGGGTTGCGCCAGCAGTGGCGAAGATGGGGCGGGCCTGGGCGACTGCCTCGGCCAGCCATGACTCACGGGTCTGATGGTTCACGTTGCTACTCCTTGTTGATGCCCACCGTGGGCGAGCCCCGAGTCTAACACTATCGTTTCAACGGGTGCAAGTACCAGCACCACAAGGGGCGGACAGAAGGGGTGCTCTAGACCACAAGTCGCGTGCGCGTGATGTGCGCGTGATGCGGCGCATATGCGCGAGTAGCACGGCATGCAATCCCGAGTAAATGTCGGGGGCCTTTCCTGTATAAATGGACATGCCTCTAAAACGCGTCAAAACGGCCCAGGAGCGATTTGGGGTGGCACCCTATGCCCTGGTATCAAAAAAGAAAGATCGTGGCGTCTAGCGAGTTGTTCACAAGTTGTCCACAGGTGGCTCATAGGTAATGCCTCATTTTTAAGCACAAACAAAGGCTTATCCACAGGCTGTGGATAACTTCTTGCCAAATGAATAACCTGTGGATAACATTGCGAACAATGGATGCCGAGGGCATCGGGGTTAATGACGCGAGGCCAGCGTAAGGCTGGGGGACAAGAGACCATGAGCAAGACAACGAGCGAGGACTACCTCAGGGCCTTGGATGAGGCGAGCCAGGATGAGGCCGAAGATGAGGGCGTTTACACACTTGAAGGCCCGGAAGACTTGAGCGAAGCGGAACGGATGGCCCAGGCCGCAGAAGCACCAAAGACCCGAGGAGATGGAAAGGTCATAGGAGCAGAAGGATGGAAGCGAGAGCGTCCCTTGACGGCGCAGCAGCAGGCCTTCTGCCGGGGGGTGATCGAGGGCAAGTCACTGCGCCAGAGCTACCGGGCCGCCTACCCTGGAGCACAAGCTAGTGACCAGAGCATCAGCGCCAGCGCCGCCAGACTGATGAAGGATGAACGGATCAGCAGATTGATCCAAGAGGCATGGGAAGAGACACAAGAGGCCCTGGCGGATGACACGGCGGCAACAAGGCGATACGTGATGCGGCAGTTGGTGGCACTAAGCAAGCAGGCCAACCAGGAGGGCAGTCGGTTGAAGGCCCTGGAACTCCTGGGTCGCAGTGCAGGCATGTGGCGCGACCAGCAGCAGAGCACCGAGCGCCCATTGACCGCAGCAGAGTTGAAGGCCGCGCTCAGTGGTCACCTTCGCTTGGTGCAAGCCACTCAGCGTAAACAGAAGACCGGCACCGACGATGCGTGAGCAGCAGCAGGGCGCAGCGGTGCAGCACGAGGCAGGCCACGCGGGCGCGTGTACACAGATCAGCGTTTGCACGGGGGGCGAGGCGTAAACGGCGGAGCGGTGGACCCACCGGCACCGGACCCCCCGCTGTGCATGACTGACCACCCTCCCGCGTACTACGCTCTAATCCACTCCCCCAAATATCCCTCCATACAAACCCCCCCCTTCATCCGCCAATCAACACCCCCCCGGGGTATATATTTTTCAGAAAGATATTGTTCGCATGGAAACAACCGTTTACACTCCCATTAGTGACTATGCGATGCCGACGATGTTGGCGGAGAAGGCTCTGAAGGATTTGCACAATGCTGCTTTGAACAGAGAGTTTGACAAGGCGATTGAGTTTGCTTTGGAGGCAGCGGTTCAGTGCAGGGCAGCGAGTGCTGCTTTGTGGGCGATGGATGAAGAGGAGAGAAGGCGTGACAGACAGGTGGCAGTTGGTTCTTGATTTCATCAGGGCTTACATCAAGAGGCATGGGGTATCGCCTTCTTATGAGGTGATGGCTAAGAGCTTGGGATTGAAATCAAAAGCGAACATGCACAGGATTGTGAAGAGGCTTGAGAAGGAGGGCCACCTCAAGGTGGCCCCTGGAAGGTTCTATGGCGTGAAGGTTGTGGACAGGTCTATTGATGAGGTGGTGAGTCTGTGACGTTGTTGTCTAAGCAGGAGATTGGGCAGTACCTTGCGGTTGTGGACAAGGTGCCTGAGGTTGAGCGGAACAAGATCTTTGCCTTGTTGGAGATGGACAGGGTTGAGAGGTGCCGGGAGAGCTATTTGTTTTTTGTCAGGCAGATGTGGCCTGGGTTTATCTCTGGGCGGCATCATCAGATCATGGCAGAGGCTTTTGAGAGGGTTGCGGCGGGGGAGTTGAAGAGGTTGATCATCAACATGCCTCCCCGGCACACCAAGTCTGAGTTTGCTTCGTACTTGCTTCCGAGTTGGTTCTTGGGCAAATTCCCTGAGAAAAAGATCATCCAGACCGCCCACACTGCGGAATTGGCAGTGGGGTTTGGCAGAAAAGTAAGAAACCTTGTGCAAAGTGAACAATATGCCAAGGTGTTTGACACAAAGCTGTCTAGCGACTCCAAAGCAGCGGGCAGATGGAACACCCACAAAGGCGGGGACTACTTCGCTATTGGTGTTGGCGGTGCTGTGACGGGTAAGGGTGCGGATCTGTTGATCATTGACGACCCGCACAGTGAACAGGAGGCAAAGCAAGGCAATCCTGAGGTCTATGACGGCGTGTATGAGTGGTATACATCTGGTCCTCGGCAGCGTTTACAGCCTGGGGGGGCCATCATTGTTGTGATGACCCGCTGGTCTAAGAAGGATTTGGCGGGGCAGATCCTCAAAGGGGCAGAAAGAGACGGCTCTGATCAGTGGGAAGTCATTGAATTTCCTGCCATATTGCCCTCTGGCAACCCTCTTTGGCCTGGATTTTGGTCAAAAGAGGCCCTGGAATCGCTCAAGGCAGAGCTTCCAGTGGCGAAATGGGAGGCTCAGTACCAGCAGAACCCAATTTCTGAGGGTGGAGCCATTGTCAAGCGTGAACAGTGGCAGATTTGGGATCAAGAAGCGCCTCCTGCGTGTGAGTACATCATCCAAAGCTGGGACACGGCCTTTGAGAAGAACAACAGGGCTGACTTCTCAGCTTGTACAACGTGGGGTGTGTTTGACCACCCTAATAAACACGGTGATTTGAGGCCCAACATCATCCTTTTGGATGCCTACAAGGCTCGTTTGGAGTTCCCGGATCTTAAAAAGAAGGCATTTGAGATGTGGAAGGAGTGGGATCCTGACACTTTGATCGTGGAAAAGAGGGCAGCGGGCGCT